CCCAACTTTTTGCGGCCGGGAAAATGAACTCTAATGGGGTAATATTACATGAAAGGCCGTCACACGAAGCCAACAGCGTTGAAGGTGTTGCAGGGTAATCCCGGCAAGGGTCCGCTACCGAAAAATGAACCGAAACCGACCGGCCGCGCCGTCAAACCGGAATGGCTGGCACCGGACGCGGCAGCGGTCTGGGATCAATACGCGCCGATTGTGGAAAAGATGGGATTGTTGACCGATGCCGATGCGGAAACGTTTGCGCGCTGGTGTCAGCTTTCGGCCGAGTTCCGCCGGCTGCAGTCAAAGTTCCCGGCCGCGAAGATGACGCGCATGGACAACCTGGAAAGCCGGTTCGGGCTGGACCCGAGTTCGCGCGCCAGGCTGGGGGCCTCGGGCATCCAGCAGCCGGAGAGCAACCCATTTCAGGCCACGGGATGAAACGCGACTACGTGGCGATCGCCGAGCAGTACGCCCGGGATGTTCTGGCCGGCGCGGTTCCCGGCTGTCGCCTGGTCCGGCTGGCGTGTGAACGCTACCTAACCATCGTGGCCGAAACGCCACCCGATGCGCAGGCTGTCTGGAGGGTCATGCGCACCGTCGAGAACCTGCCGCACGTTAAAGGCAAATGGGCCCGGACCCGCGAGAACCTGATTCTGGCGCCGTGGCAAGTGTTCATTGTCGTGAACGTCTTCGGGCTGAAACGCGCGGATGGCACGCGCCGCTACCGCCGGGTCTACATCGAGGTTCCGCGCAAGAACGGCAAATCGAGCCTGACGGCCGGCCTGGGTCTGTACATGCTGGCTGACGATGACGAGATCGGTGCCGAAGTGTACAGCGGCGCCACGTCCGAAAAACAAGCCTGGGAAGTGTTCGGCCCGGCCCGGCTCATGGCTCGAAACACCGTGGACTATCAGGATGCATTCGGTGTGCAGGTCGGCGCCAAGAACCTGCACATCATCCGGACCGCATCGAAATTCGAACCCATCATCGGCAAGCCCGGCGACGGGGCATCGCCATCGTTCTCGATCACGGATGAATACCACGAGCATCCGACAGCCGATCAATATGACACGATGGTCACCGGCATGGGTGCGCGCGAACAACCGATCGCCTGGGTGATCACGACCGCCGGTTCGGACACATCAGGACCGTGCTACAACCTGCGCCAGACGGCAGTCGAAACGCTGGAAGGCAAAATCGAGAATGACGAACTGTTCGCGCTGATCTACACGATTGACGAAACGGTAGACTGGACGTCAGAGGAAGCCTTGCGCATGGCTAACCCGAACATGGGCGTCAGCGTATTCGATGATTTCCTGCGCACCGAACAGCGCAACGCGATAAACAATCCCTACGAGCAAGCGAAATTCAAAACAAAGCATCTCAACATCTGGGTGACCGCCGCTGCGCCCTATTTCAATATTGAACTCTGGAACCGGCTCGCCGATCCCAAACTGAACGAGGCCGAATTCTACGGGTTGCCTTGCTTCATCGGGTTGGACCTGGCCAGCAAGCTGGATATCACGGCGGTGATCCGGTTGTTTGTGCGTGATGAGCAGGATGGCAAACATTTCTACCTGTTCCCACACCTGTACATCCCGCGTTCACGTGCAGAGGATCCCAAGAATCGGCACTATCTCGGTTGGGTTGAAGGCGGGTATCTCACGGCTACACCCGGGGAAATAACGGACTACGATTACATCGAAGCGGACCTGAAGGCGGATGCCGAACACCATAGCATCATGTCACTGGGCGCCGACCCGCACAATGCAACACAATTGCTGACACATTTGCAGTCGTGGATCGGGGCAGACAAAGTCATCGAAGTGCCGCAGACCGTTGTTCACCTGAGTGAGCCGATGAAAGAAGTGCAGGCCGTGATTGTTGATTCGCGCATCCACCATAGCGGCAATCCATGCCTGGCCTGGCAGATCGGAAACCTGACTGCGCAGGAAGATCGCAACGCAAATGTGTTTCCGCGCAAAGAACGCGAAGAGAAAAAAATTGACGGCGCGGTTGCGCTGATCATTGCAATGAATCGCGCGCTGCTGCACGTGCCCGATCCCGGGCCCCAGCTTTACATCCTTGGGTGATAAAATGTTGACCCCTCGACAGCAGCAAATAGCGCAGCTTGTCGCGCAGGGTCTCAGCGCAAAGGCCATTGCGGAACGAACCGGGCTCAGCGTTGTCACTGTGCGCGCATACATCCAGCGGGCTGCGGATCGCATCCAGATTGCAGGCCGGCCCCGTCACAAACTCACCATTTACACCCTGACCGTATCCAAATAGACACCCGAATTTTGGGCCTGACGGCGCGCGTGTGATTCCGACCATCATGCGCCTATGCGCGCATACTCCGTCTTTGAGGTCCGATCGGTCGATGATGACCAACGCATCATTGAGGGGATAGCTACAACCCCGAAAACTGACCGGGTCGGCGATATCGTGGAACCCAAGGGCGCGCAATTCGGTTTGCCGCTCCCGTTTTTGTGGCAGCACGATCGCCGCTCGCCCATCGGGTCCGTCGTGAAAGCGGACGTCACCGACAAGGGAATTCGCGTCAAGGTTCAGATTGAAAAAGATGATGTGCCGGGTCCGCTGAAGGATTTGCTCGACCTGGCCTGGCGCACCATCAAAAAAGGTCTTGTGCGCGGGCTGTCCATCGGGTTCAAACCGATTGAGTCAGCCGATATCAACGGCACATGGGGCGTCCGATTCATCAAATGGGATTGGCTGGAATTATCGGCCGTCACGATCCCGGCGAATATGGACGCCAGCATCCAGACAATTAAAACACTCTCAGGGAATGACCCCACTGTGTTCAGCACGGGATTCCCGCAAAGCCCCAGTGTCCTGGGCCCCGTGAATACCTACAAAACCAGGGGCTCACCAATGAACAACCAACAAAGAATCGCCGAACTGGAAAATGCAAAGGACCTGGCAGTCCAGCGCATGGACCAGATCAATGAGATAACCGCGAACGATGATTATCGCGGCAAGGATGAAGCCGAACGGGCAGAGTTCGATAAGCTGGCCGCTCAACTGAAACAGATCGACGCGGAATTGGCGGACCGCCGCATTGTCCTGACTGCGCAAAGCAAGGCCGCAACCACAGTAGTCGCGACCGACACCGCCACCGGATCACAGGCGCGATCCCAGCGGATTGCGGTAAAATCGCGCGACGAACCCGGGATGGGATTCGCCCGTGTGGTTCAGGCGATGGTTGCTGCCAAGACGAGCGGCATGGGCGCACATGACATCGCGCGCAAAGCCTGGCCCGATCATCCAGAGGTCGCAAAAGAAATCGAAATCATGCAGTGGAAGGCGGCGGCTGCTGCCGGTACGACGACTGACTCCACTTGGGCCGGGCCGCTCGCAGTCATTCAACCGCTGGCATCCGAGTTCATCGGGATTCTACGTCCGCTGACGCTGATCGGTCGCATTCCTGGACTTCGTAATGTGCCGTTCAATTCGAAGGTGCCGCGTCAGGATTCATCGGGAACCGCGCACTGGGTTGCACAGAACGCACCCAAGCCGGTGACGGTGATGGCGTTTAGCTCCGTCGATTTTCCAATTTACAAAATGAGCAAGATTTGTGTTTTGACGAAGGAACTCGTTGCGATTTCGAATCCCAGTGCATTGCCGCTGGTGCGCGATTCAATGGTTGAGACGCTGGTCCAGTTCATGGACACGCAATTCATTCTTTCGACAGTCGCTCTTTCGGCCGGCGTCAACCCCGCTTCGATCACGAATGGTGTGACAGGCACGGCATCATCCGGTACGGCTGAAGCCAATATGCGGCAGGATTTGCGCGTCCTGGCAAAATCGTTCAGCGATAACAATATCCCGTTGTCTGAAGTCACGTTCGTCACGAGCGAGGGGATCGCGTTCCAACTGGCGACCGCCGTCAATGCGCTTGGGCAAACCTCATTCCCCAATATGGGCGTAACGGGCGGCACGCTGTACGGCGTGACCACCGTTGCATCGAATGCGGTGACCGAAGCGCAAATCGTCGGCGTGCATGCGCCGTCGGTGTTGGTCGGCGAGGAAGACGGTCTAGAAATTTCCGTCAGCGAGGAAGCAACGTTGCAGATGGATGACGCGCCAACCAATCCGCCGACGTCTGTCACAGTGCTCGAAAGCCTGTGGCAAACGAACCGGGTCGGTATACGGGTGGAGCGTTTTGCGGGCTGGTTGAAGGCGCGCTCATCGCCGGCGCCCGTGAACCGGATTCACACGATCGCCTACGTCTAAACCTGACGTATTGGCCGGCGGCCCGGTGCGGGATTGCAGTTCCCCGCTGTACCGGGAATATGCGGAATCATTGCGTGGTCAGGTGGGGGACTTCCGCCTGACCATTCGCAATCAGGTCGTGTTAGATACCGGGGGGCCGCGCTGGACGCACGAAAAGTTCAAGCGCGTGGGGTTTTGCCGGCAGGCATTCATCGAAGAGGGTCGGTGTCCGACCGGCACTCGCGTCGATGGCGTTTTTATGGTGGACGCGGATGTGATTCTGGGGCCTGACGTGCTGCGTCGGCTTTGGGAAGTGGATGCCGATGTTGTTTATGGCGTGTTCTGGACTGACTGCGAGTGGGGCGGATTCCGGGCTGACTGGCCGCAAGTCTGGGATATAAATCCCTACGGCTGGACACCGGAATGCATGGCCGCGCTGCGGGCGCCTGGAATAAATGAAATCGAGGTATTGGGTGGTGGCGCGTGCACGCTGATTCGCGGCCGTGGGTTCGAATCGCATTACTGGCCTTTGCTTCGATCCTTTGAGCGAAGCCACAGCATGATGGCGGGCGAGGATCGGACGTTCTGCCTTGGGCTGGAGTGTCGCGGTATTCGCCAGGTCGCCGTCACGGGCCTGCAGATCACGCATCGGTACGGGGAATGACCGGATACGGCTGGCTGGCGTGCGATCCGTTGGCTCCGAATGTGATCGAGGGCGTTGTGTTTGATGCTACGCTGCCGACGCGGCGGGAAGAATACAACTTGCTGGCGCGCGTGGCGCGGCTGGAAAGCGACATGGCTTGGGATGCGGCAACCGGCTTCAGGCCGGATTGGCACGTGGCTCCGTATATCCTTGCTGCTCTTGGATACGGCGTGATCGCATCGGATCATGATCCCCGACACCTGGACATGCCACGGCACCCCAGCGTCGAACGAATCATCCACGATCTGAATGATCCCGTTCCAATCGAAGATGGCGGCGTGGATTTCACTTGCTGCATTTCTGTGCTAGAACACGTTGCGGCGGAAACCCGGCTGTCATTCGCACGCGAAGCGGCCCGGGTCACCTATCCCGGCGGCTTGTTGTTAGTAACTGCGGATGAGATCGAGCCGGTGATTCTCGCCACCCTTTTCAGTTCGGATTTCGATTGCGGTGAGTTCCAGCCGCTGGAAGGTGAGCAACTGCGGCCGCGCGTCGCCTACGTGGTAGGCCGGAGAAACGCGGCATGATCTTGCTGGGCCAGCCCAGCTATGACGGAGTCGCGGATGGAACGGCGGTCGATCGGTTGCGAATGATTGTACCTAGTGGGCTCAGATGCGAGCCATGCCCGATTATCGCGACCGATGTAGTGAATGCGCGGGCAAGAATCGCGGATATCGCATTGCAAGAGTCGGGCGTTTCGCATGTTCTCTGGATCGATGCCGATATGCGGTTCCCGGCGGACACGCTATGCCGGTTGCTTGCGCACGGGCTGGACATCGTCGGCGCCAACTGTCGCGGTCGCGGTGAACCTCACCTGCCCACGGCGCAGATCAATGGCCAAAGCGTGCAGCCGGCGACGGGCCTACAGCGCGTCGATGTGGTTGGGTTCGGAATCGTTTTGACTTCGATAACTGCGCTGCGGCGAACGCAGCAAACGCAGGGCGATCCGCTCTTCCTGCAAGAATGGGTCGGTCGGGTCAATGGCAAGCCGATATATCGCAGCGAGGATCACTTTTTTTGTGGAAAGGCTCATGCAGCCGGCTTTCCGATCTATGTCGATCACGACCTGTCGAAAGATTGCAGGCATATCACCACGATGGAGTTGAAATATGAAGCTGTATGAAGGCCACAACGGGAATCAGTACCAATCAGAGGATCCACACCTTGCGTATCCGATCTACGCGAATCCCGACGAACTAAAGTTCATGCTGCAACACGGGATCGTGACCGAAGTAAAGCGGCCGGATCCTGTAATCGTCGCCGGCGAGCCATTCGGTGCGAGCGTTGACCCCGCGCCGCCGGCCGCCAGGCCGAGTCGCCAGTATAGACGTCGAGACCTGAACGCCGAGGAAGCAACCGACATCGTGGCCGAAGTGGTAGAGGAAACCGTAGAGGATTCGGATGCGTCTGCGTGATCGGGCCGTTGCGCTGTTACGCAAATGGGGCAGCCCCTGGATGGGACGCGGCCGGTTCTGGTGGCCGCTGATCAATGAGCCATCCCCGGGCGCGTGGCAACGCAATGAGCCGCTGGCCCTCGAAACCGTCCTGGCTCACCATGCAGTATATGCCTGCGTCACGCTGATAGCATCGGACGTCGCGAAACTGCGGCCAAAGCTGGTTATGCAGGACGCAAACGGCATCTGGACCGAAACCACCAGCAGCACGTTTTCGCCCGTCCTGAACAAGCCGAACCATTTCCAGAATTATATCCAGTTCAAAGAATCGTGGACGCTGTCGAAAACGATTACCGGGAATACGTATGTCCTGAAAGAGCGCGACGAACGCAATGCGGTGCGCGCCATGTTCGTCATGGATCCGACCCGCGTATCCGTCCTGGTCTCGCCAGATGGCAGCGTGTTCTACGAATTATCGCAGGATGATCTTGCAGGTTTTGAAGGGCCCGCGCGCATACCAGCGAGCGAAATCATCCATGACCGAATGAATACAATTTTCCACCCGCTTTGCGGTACATCGCCGATCTTCGCGTGTGGTCTGTCTGCAATGCTTGGGCTGTCGATCGAACGCAATGCCGCCACGTTTTTCACAAACAACAGCATACCTTCCGGAATCATCACGGCCCCTACCCCGATTCCCCAAGAGCTAGCCGACCAGTTCTCGATTCGCTGGCGCAGCCTCTATTCGGGCCAGAACGTGGGCCGTGTCGCGTTCCTTGGGAACGGCGCCTCTTTCGCTCAACTACGCATGACAGCAGCGGATTCGCAGCTAATCGAACAACTGAAGATGACGGCCGAAACGGTATGCTCCGCGTTCCACGTGCCGCCATTCAAAATTGGCGTGGGCCAGATGCCGACGTATAGCAACGGCGAAATCCTGGACCAGCGCTATTACTCCGATTGCCTGCAATCCTACATCGAAGCCATGGAATTGTGTCTCGATGAAGGGCTGAATTTGAACGAACGCAAAGAGGGCCGTTCGGGGATGCTGGGCGTCGAACTCGATCTAGACGGCTTGCTGCGCATGGATACCGCGACCCTGTTCGACACATTGGGCAAAGGCGTTGGCGGTTCGATCCTGGCACCAAATGAGGCGCGCAAGCGGGTCGATCTGCCGCCGCTGGATGGTGGCGAGTCGGTCTACATGCAACAACAAAACTTCAGTCTGGCCGCGCTGGCCGAGCGCGACCGCGACCAGCCATTTGCCAAGCCCGAGCCCGCGCCAGCCGCGCCGACGCCAACGCCGGATGACGAAGATGCGGATCAAGCCGAGGCCGTGGAATTTCTGCAAGTGAAAGAAATCTGCGATGAATATGTCTACGCTGGACATCACTAAAGAAATTCTATCTGCCACGGAACGCAGGTTAGAAATTCGCGCGGCGGCGTTGCAGGAACGCGACGACAGGCTGGAAAAGCGGGTCGCGGATCTGGAGGCGCGGCTAGCTGCCCTACCCTTGGGCGCAATGGGTCCCGCTGGCCCGATCGGGCCGACCGGCGTGGCAGGGCCGCCCGGGCCGCAAGGTGAGATCGGGCTTCGCGGTGAGCGCGGCCAGGATGGGCCGCAAGGGCCACAGGGCGCGCCCGGGCCAACGGGACCGCCCGGACCAATAGGCGACATTGGTTTGCGTGGCGAACGCGGTCCAGAGGGCGCGCAAGGGCCTCAGGGCCCGCCGGGGCCATTGGGAGAACCAGGTATGCCCGGTGCTCGCGGCGAACCAGGCCCGCAAGGCGCAGCCAGCACTATCGAAGGCCCACCAGGCCCGCCCGGGCCACGGGGTGAGCGCGGGGTTGAAGGGCCGGCCGGAATTCCCGGACCACTCGGCCCGCAGGGCCTGCCCGGGCCGGCCGGACCGCAAGGCGAGCGCGGGATCCCCGGGCCTATCGGAGTGCAGGGCGAAATCGGTTTGCGCGGTGAGCGTGGGCTAGAGGGCCAGCCGGGCCGCGACGGTCGCGATGGACAGGCGGGCACGCGCGGCGAGGCCGGCAAAGATGGGAAAGATGGCCGCGACGGTATCAGCCGCGATGAAGTTGGTGACGCAATCATTGCAGAAGTCAAAGAGGCCATGACCGTGTTTGGGTCGAGCCTGCGCGCGGAGTTGACAAGCGAAAAGCTGGTATATGTCGGACTCTGGAAAGCGGGCGGCGAATACCGGAAAGCTGAACTCGCGACCTACGACAATCAGCCATGGCATTGCAATGTGACGGGCACAAAGGCGCAGCCGGGCACAAATAGCGACTGGACGTTGTTCGTTCGGAAAGGTCGGGACGCGCGTGATCGGACTGGATGAACTGAAAGAGTTCCTGAACATCACGGGCAACGAGAGCGATGAATTGCTGGAGCAGCTTGAACAAAGTGCAGTCAGCATCATCGAGACATGGCAGGGGATCACGTATCCGGCCGCCGGCCAGCAGGTCGAGTACATTCGCGGCCCGGGCGCATCCGATCTGTACCTGCAATTTCGTCCATCCGCAGACCCAACGCAGGTACTTGAGCGGGATGATGTCGGGGCTGCAGGGACCGCGATTACAGATTGGGTGCGCCGTGGCAATTTTCTGGTTCGCAAAGGTTCAGCACTCTGGCGAATTGGTTCGGAATATCAGGTGACATATCAGGGTGGCTATGATCTGGATGAGCCGGGCAATGTGCGCCAGGCTGTCAAATCTGTTGTCGCGTTATTGTTCCAGCGGCGCGGCGGCGAACTCCTACAGTCGGAAACGATCGGACCGTATAGCTACACGCTTTCATCGACCAGCATATCGGCGCAGGTGACGGACATCTGCATTTCGTTGGGGCTGCACCGCATGTTGGTAGTCTCATGACTCAGGGGCCATCGCTGCACCAGCGCGCAAATACTTTGCTGACCCGGATCGGCTCGCCGGTCACGTTCACGTTTACACAGACGACCATCAACGAACTCACGGGCGGCACGATCGCATCAGCATTTTTCGTATCGGGCCATGCAATCCCGGACACAGATGATCAGCCAAAAGTTTATCAGGATCTTGGGCTAATTATTGGAAAGGCCGTGACGCTGTTGTTTTCGCCGTCCGCGTATGGCGAAGTGCCGCAAATCGGTTCGACCGTTGTCTGGGGTGGAACCACGTATACGGTCCGGTTCGTGTCCCCCCATGAACTGGACGCAACCGCCATCCTGGTCAAAGTGGTGATCAGCCTGTGACGACGCAGTACGATATTCAGGTGGCGATGCGCGAGCGTCTGCTAACACTCGCCGTGTGCACGACTGGATCGGTGACCCTCAGCGCCACGGCCACCGGCTACGCGCGCGCGGCCGGCTCGTTCCTGGCCGATGGTTTCCGGGCTGGAATGGCAATCACAACGGCAACCGGTTTCACTGTGCCCGGCAATAATGCAACACCGAAGATCATCACGGGCGTGGCGGATCTGACGCTGTCCTGTGCGGGCACGGTCGCGGAGGCGTCAGATGTGGGCCGGGTGCTGGCTGTCGGATTGCCAACAGATCGCGCCTGGGAAAACGATGATTTCCAGCCACAGACCGGCCGGCCATTCATCGAGGAACAATTCCCGAGCGGACCGACGGCGCAGGTGACCGTCGGGCCGGGCGGCGACTGGGAATTTGAACCGCTCTACATCGTCAGCATCTTTGTTCCGTATAACTCGGGATTTGCGGCCGCCGCGAAATATGCGGATGCGTTGCTCATACATTTCGCGCCGCGCACGGCGATCCCCATCGGTAACGATTTTCTGCGCGTGCGTCATGACGTCGGCCCATTCCGCAGTCAGCTTTTGCGCGATGAGAATGGCTTTTCATTTATCAGTGTGTCCATTCCCATCCGCTTGCGCACCCCAAATGTGATTTGAAGAGAGGTCACCGTGCCAGCACAGACCGCGCATAATATCCTGATCGCCTATAAGGCGGAAACGACATTTAATGTCGCGCCGACGAATACCGGAGCATTTCGTTTCCGGCCGAATGCAGGCACCGGCCTGGAACTGGTTCGCACAACCATCAATCCCGGCGAAATCCGCAGTGACTTGCAATCGCCAATGGGTCGGTTGGGCAGCGGATCGGTAACCGGAACATTCCCCGGTGACCTGAGTGTCGGGTCATTCGATCCGCTGTTAGAGGCCGCATTGCGCGGGACCTGGGTGGCCGCCGTCAATATCACGCAAGCCACCATGACCAGCATCACGACAACAGCGGGTCCACCCGGAACCATCGTCGCGGCTGGCGGATCCTGGATCACGCAGGGCGTCCGCGTTGGGGATGTTGTCCGGCTTACCGGTCACGCACAGGCTGGGAACAACAACCGCAACCTGCGCGTCACGGCAGTCACGACTACAACCATAACCGTTGCGGAGACCCTGATAGCGGACGCGGCGCCTGATGCGACGTTCACGCTGACTATCGCGCGTAAGGTGACAAACCAGGACGTCCCCGTTCGCCGGAGTTTCTATTTCGAGCGCTACGACCAGGATATTGACCAGTCCATCCTTTATGGCGGGTGCCGGGTTGCCAGCCTGAACATCATTGGAGCGGCGGATGCGATGGCCATCATCGAGGTCGGGTTTTTGGGCGCGAGTGCGACGGAGCAAGCTACAGGTGCATCGCCGTTCTTCGTGTCGCCAACGCTATCCACAACGACAGCACTGGTGTTCGCCGATGCCACGATCCGGGAGGGTGGCGTTGATGTTGTGAATCTGACCGGCATGAATATCACGCTGGATTTGACGGCCGGCGTTGTGCCTGTGATCGGATCACCCGTCCCGTTCGACGTCTTTGACAACAGGCTGAATGTGTCGGGCACAATCTCGGCGGTGCGTGGCGACCTCACCCGGTTCACACGCTTTCGCAATGAAACGGAAGCGGAACTTTCTGTGCTGCTGGTAGAGCCCGAGGCGGAACCCAAGGACTTTCTCCACATCTTCATCCCGCGTATCAAGCTGACGAGCGTTGCCGCTCCATTCGGTGGCGAAAACGCGGTGATCGAGACGGCCAATTTTATCGTCGGCAAAAAAGAAGAGGCTGGCACGACCCAATACGATGATACGACGGTCGTATTTTCCACGAGTGCGCCATAGGGGTGCTGCATGGCTGACTTGTTTACGGATGTGGATGGATATGTAGCGCGATCCGAAAAGCCGGTCACGATCGAGGCTGGGCCGGGCTGGGTTGGCCGGGATGGAACGCCCAGCACCCTGGACGTCATCAGCTATGATTGTCCCGCGTTCGTTCGGCGGCTCGATGCACTGGATAAATCGGTGGACCTGCCGGAGTCTACGCCAAGCGAGCGACAGGCGATTATCATGGCTATGGCTTCTGTCGTGGGTTGGTCAGGCTGGGAGAACAATGGCGGGCCGGCCGAATTCAACGATGCGAACTTGGCACGGCTGCTGACAAAGGTTCCTAGCCTGATGGCGCGCGTACGCGTTCAGTCAGAAAAATCAAACGGTTTTTTTGGCGAGACCTCGCGCGACTCTTGAATGAGCGCGCGAGGTTTGAAGGGTGGATGCGCGAGCCTTGTGGCGATCCACAGAAGAAAAATGTTTCGGTGCGCGGTTACTGGATGTCACTTTTGGGTGCGCACAATCAGCAATTGCGACAGCGGGCAAGAAAAGAACTGATACAAGAGCCCGACATACCCGGCCGGGTCGCCTACCTCTGGCGCTGGTGGTCTGAACTGGACAGGGGTCGGCGGTATGGGATGAATGGTGCCGAGCCGCTTGCCTTTCTGGACATTGAATCATGGGCCAGGTTATCGGGTCGCCGTCCCACCCATACGGATATCGAATCGCTCATCGCTATTGATCGCGTCGTGTTGAATCCTGGCAAGCGCGAGGGCTGAAGAATCATGGCCATGGATGATGGCTCTAGAGATATCGAAAAAATTAAAAAGATGCTCGATCGTCGTATCCGCGATTTTGAAACGCAAATCGGCGATGCCGTGCTGACGTCCATTCGCGATGGGTCATCGATCACGAGCGCACCAGGGCAGCCGGTGGTCACGGGCGAATTACGGGACAGCTTCAAGTTTGTACAGATCGGTACGCGTCTTCGCGTGTTCAGTTCTCTTTTCTGGGCACCATTCATCGAGGAAGGTTCACGTACGCGGCAATTCAGGATTGCCGGCCAGCGCGCGGGTTTGCTGGGCGGGCTCTTCGCAACGAAGCGGCAACTGACGCTGCGATCCAAACGCGGCGGATTCCATTCCGTGAAGCTGACTCGCGTGAATATCCAGCCGCTGGTTGATGATATAGTCCGCAAGGTGGCCCAAGGTGGCTGACATCGCGACGGTCGGGTTGGAACTGGATGTATCAAAAATGCGCCAGGGCGGGGCGATAGCGCGGGCGGAATTGGAGCGGTACGCGAAAGTCGCCAAACTGACAACCGAAGAACAAAGGAAACTGAACGAGTCTTTCGGTGTCACCGGGAAGGCGGCCGGTTCCGCTGCTATTGGCATCAAAGAAGTCGGCACAGCCGCTACACGGACAGCTACCCAATCCCTTACAGTCACCCGGGCTTTCTCGCAGATGCGGGGCGGCGCGCTCAGTCTGGCGCAGGGGATCATCGGTGAAACCGTGCCTGGTGTGACGCAGTTGACAAATGCACTTGGCACCCTGGCCGGCGGCGCGCCGCTGGTCGTTGGGATTGGTGTCGGCATCGCGGCGATTGCCGGAGCATTCAAACTTCTAACCACCGAAAGCCGCCACGCCAAAGAAGCCCTAGACGAGATACGCGCCAGTCTGCTGGATATGACGAAGGACACGCGCCAGCAGTTGAGTTTCCAGCTTGAAACGATCGGCGTGCAACTGGCAGATGCGGAAGAAAGGCTCAGGCGTGCGCAGCAAGGTCGGCTCGTATCCCGTGGTAAGGTGGGCGCCGTTCAAGTGGTGGATGCCGCTGAGGTCCAGCGGGCCCGGGATGCCGTTGCTGACCTGAACAGTTTGCTGATTCGCACGACGCGCCAGCTTGACATCCTGGACCGCGAAGAAAAGGCAAAGCGTCAGGCCGCCGCGCTGAGAGATGCGGCCGAAGCGACGCGCAAATGGCGCGAAGAGGCCGAACGGTTGGGGCGGGAGTGGCAACGGTTCCTAGGCACATCGAAGACCGGGACGTTGTCGGATCTGGTTCTGACCCCGTCCGAAATGCGCAATCGCCTGCGGCTATTTAATCAGGGGGTCCGACAAGTCGGGTTTACGGGCCGAGAACAGGAATTGCGCGAACGGCTTGGCCGAATTCTGGTACCGATCGAGCGAGCGACGGAGCAGACAATAGAGGCCGCACAGGATTTGATAATCGTCGCCGACAGTATGGCGGCTGCTGTCGGCAATGCCTTTGAAGTCTGGGTGACAGGCGCGAAGAGCGCGAAAGAGGCGTTCCGCGATTTGATTGCCAGCATGCTGCGGGACCTGGCGCGGCTGGCTATCCAGCGGGCCATCATTGAGCCGCTGTCAAGATTCTTTTTGCGCGGGCTGGTCGCCGGTGAGTCGCGCGGCCTGATCCCTCTCGGAACGACTACGTCAGGCCCAGCCAGCGCCAGCGTTGTACCCACTGGCGCGCCCGCAGTGGCGGGGATCGGCGGCGTCGTCAATATGGCTGTCAACTTCAACGTGGCCGCGCTGGACGCGCCGGGTGTCGCAGCGCTGTTGCAGCAACAGTCAGGCACCATCGCAACGATCGTGGGTGACGCGGCGCGGCGATCCACCGGTTTTCGTCGGCAGTTGACCTGATGGCTAGCTTCCCGCGCACCTTATTGCCGGCGAGTGTGTCGCCGTTCCGCTCTGGTACTGGATTGGTCAGTCGCGGCCAGACTGGCAAAGATCAGTTGCGTTCCATTATCACGATGGGAGTGGAGTGGGATGAAACGTGGGGGCCAATCCTGCGCGGCGATTTCCGGACCGAAGCATTGTTAGCGTTCATCCAAGACAACTACAACCGGTCGGTCATATTCGACATCACGCACTTCAGCACGCCAGGATCTGGCAAGGCGCCCAATGGCACGGGCGGCGGCACACCATTGATCAACGGCGCAAGCCAGACGGGCATCAGTATCAATACCGACGGGTGGACCGCGACCGTGACGAATGTTGTCCGGGCCGGTGATGTGATCCGCATCTCGGGGCTTTCGCCGCTGTACCTGATCACGAGCGATTCAAATAGCAACGGGGCGGGGCAGTCGGTAATAACTATTGACCCTCCAATCGTCACGGGATCATCGCCGGCTGACAATGCCCCCATCACTCGCACCGGCTGCATCATCAACGTTTACATTGCCGCCGTGAATTTGCCGGGTTCGAATAATGACGAATGGGTTGATGGAATGTCTGTCACCTTCCGCGAGGCGCTGACATGACGCGGACGCTCACGGCCGGCATGCAAACGGAGATTGCCGCTCAAAGGGGCGCGATCGCACACCTTTTTGAAATCGACACCAGCGGGGGAATGGTTCGCCTGGCCACGACACCGGTGGATGTGCTGTGGAATTCGCAGACATGGGAGGGGATCGGCGGCACCCTGGTATTCAATGCGGCGGAAGAAACGCCGGACCCATCTGGCCAAGGCTTAGAGCTAACACTTTCCGGTGTAGATCAGACTTTCATTTCGGTGTTGCTGTCGGCGAACCTGCGAGGCCGTGAAATCCGCATCTGGCTGGTTCATTTCAATCCGGCCACGTTCTCGATTATCGCCGACCCGCTGGAAATATTCAGGGGGAGACAGCTAGCGGACTATCGCATCAACGAATCCCGGCCGGCTGACGGCGGCGCCGGCGGCGTGGATATTCAGACCCGGGTTCAGTCCTACGTGGCAACGCTGCGAAATCCGGAAACGGTGAACTCTAGCGAGATCAGCCACAACGATATGCTGAAACGTGCAGGGCTCACGACCGGAGATACATTCTTTCGAAACGTGCTTGCAATCACAGGCAAGCCTTTCAAATGGGGCGCACAGTGGAATTTTTCCAAGCGCCCACATATCCGGTAGGCTGACGTGCCGCGCCGTGGGCTAATTCCGTTCGTTGCCGGTGCGGTTCTCCTGGCCGCCTCGCTGGTACCGGGGGTCGGCTCGCTTTACATCCTGGGATTCAGCGTCAGCGGATTGCTACAGGCTGCGGCGTTCTCGTATGGCCTGCGCGCGGTCGCGTCAATCCGAACGCAAACCCGGCAGGACCTGATTCTGGATAATCCCGCATCGCCCAACGCGCCGATGTGCGTTGTCTATGGTGTGGCAAAGGTTGGATTGCGCATTGTTGATGTACGCACCGTGCCGACCGATTCGTCGCTACTCTACATCGTCGGAGCGATTAGCATAGCCTCGCAAGACGGGTCCGGGATCCACGATGTGCAAACCGTTTTCTTTGACGACCGGAATGCCATTGGTGGCGTCCTTGAGGATGCCGCTTTCGGTACGAGCGGTGTACAGGCGCCGTGGATCCGCGACGGAGTTACACACATCTTTTATTCGCTGCATTCCGGGACGGATGCGCAGACGCACGACACGAACCTGAATTCGGTATTCCCGAGCGAATGGCCGGTGACATCCGACGGCCGGGGCATCTGCTATATCGTGCTCCGCCTCAAGAGCAATCCTGATATCTTCCCGGGTATACCCAACATCACCGTCGCCTTGGCGGGTAACAAAGTTTTCGATCCGCGAAATTCAACGACTGCCATATCACTGAATCCGGCGCTGTGCATCCGCGACTATCTGACAAGCACGAAATACGGGTGCAGCATCCCATCATCTGAAATTGACGATGTCAGCTTTTCGGATGCGGCCAACTACTGCGATGAGAACGTCAACACCACGGCGTATAACGGCGTGCGGTTCACTTGCAACGGTGCAATTGACACCAGCCAGCCGCGCCAGCAGGTCCTGTCCGATCTATTGAGTAGCTGTAGGGGCGACCTTGTGCATCAAGGGGGCAAGTATCGGCTGGTGATCCGCCGCGTACAATCGCCGGTCTCGTTTGCGCTGACCGAAGACAATATCGTCGGTGATTGGGAGTTCAGCCGGACGGGCGCGGATGCGCCGAACAGCATCACCATATCATGGGTCGATCCCCTGGCCGAATTCCAAGCGCGTGAGGTCACCTGGCCTGAAGCCGGAGCGGCAAACGGGTTCCTTACGGCCGACAACAACATTGCCAGTCATGTGCGCATCGAACTGCCCATGACTACAAACATCTACATCGCCCAGCAAATCGGGATGGTCACGCTCCGCGAGGCGCGCGAGGATGTCAGTATCGCGGTGACGGCGAAAGAAGCCGCGCTGATCCTGCAAGTGGGCGATGTAGTCAACCTCACGCATAGTACGCCAGGATTCAGCGCGAAACCGTTCTGGGTGTCTGCCATGGCGATCAATCCGGATGCCACGGTGCGGCTCGTTCTCAGAGAATACGACGCGGCTGCGTACACGCTAGACACACAGAACACAGACCCGACGGTCCCCGGCTCCGGCTTACCGGATCCGTTCGTTGCGGCGGCACCGACCAACCTGGTGTTGACGTCCGGCGCCGGCAACACGCTGACAACGCAGGACGGCCTGCGGGTGCCCCGCATCAAAGCCACGTGGACGGCGGCGGCTGAGACATTCCTTAGTCACTACGAGATGCAGTTCAAGAGGAACGCGGATAGCGCCTGGATCGCGCTGCCCAACGTTCTGAGAACAGAAACCGAAACCTTCGTGACTCCGGTGGCAAATGGCGTAGCCTACGACGTGCGCATCCGAAGCGTCAACACGACCGGCGTCACCAGCGCGTGGGTCACTGTCACGAATCACACGGTTACCACTCTGCCTACGATCAGGCTGGTTGCGCGACCCGAGGTCTCCGAATCGGTGGTCAGAACCGACGAATCGGCCACGCTGTCGCTGGTGATCTTCGATCCTGCCCTGAAGGTGACAGCTATTGAGTTCAATAAGCGCGAGGGCGACGGATCCGCTACCGGGTACGTGGACACGTGGGATAATACATCTGGCACCGAAGGCGTTGACGATACTCTCACGAGAGATGAGGCGGTCGCCATCGAGGATGGCAAAGACAGCGAGATTCGGTGGCGGGTCACCTACACAGATGATTCTGGCAATTCGGTCGAGATCCACAACACCGTGCATCTGGCGAACTTGCAGACGCTCGAAAAGGTGCTGCGCATCCCGTTTGGCGAATTATTGCCTAATTCTGACACGAGCGTTTGGACGGTTACGGCGGAATACATTGTCGCGAGAACGACGGCGGGCCTAGTCGCGTATGCAAGCATCGTCTTGCCTGTGGGGGTGACGATAACGCAGTTCAGTGCCAGGATGTATAGGAATAGCTCAAGCGATGCGGCGGCTGCACAACTCTTTTCTGTCGATAATGCCGGATCAGGATCCACGATGATCGCAGAATGCAATCACAGTACCACGGGTTGGCAGACTGTGAACGATTCGCTCTCAGAATCGGTCACCACGGACAAACAGTACGTCGGTGCGGTCGTGCTCAGTCCGGTCACCACGAACACTAACGCGCGATTCATGTGGTTCGAACTAACGTATACCGTTCCAACTTACGCGGCGAGCTATTGACGTGAAAAATGAAACGAAAGCGTTCCTGGACGCGGCACTCCGGGAAGACATGTCAGCACAAGGGCTCGCGGCCCTATTCCGACAGGCGGAACTGGTGGAAGATGACCCGACCATCGCGGGCAAGTTCGAATTTTTGCATCAAAAGTTGCGCGCCTGGCAGCGGGAGAGTGTTGAAGAGCAGGAAGCGCAGCGTAAGACATGGCAAGCGGCTCGCAGCGCCCGCGCCGCGATGTCAGACCTTGTAGATATGGCAGAACGGGATCACGGATACAGAAGGCCGAGTTAGGGCCGGGGAAAACGTCCACTTGGCGAGCCTTGGTAGTTCCGCTTGCAGCGCCCTACCCTTGCTGTCCCCGGCCCCGTCAGATCATACCGTCACGAGCATGAACAGGACCAGCAGAGCGTATATAATAGTCTGCGTCCACATCTTTTCCTTTTCCTCTAGCGTGGCGCCCGGCGACCGATAGATGCGGACGGTCAGGTAGATGTTCCACGCCAGGAGGCCGGACATCAGGATTACATGAATCATCCGGTTACCCCTGTGACTCTGATCGTACGCGTTCTGCCAGCCGGAGGCGACCAGCACTGCCTTGATTCGTCAGAATCGTTTGGCGGTCCACATACCTCCGTTATCGTTTTGGCGTATTTCACTAGCGATGCTTTCAGCCAGTCCCATAACCGTGCGCTCATCGATTTCCCCGTGCAAGCTTCAACCGCGTAGTCAAGAACAATGAGCGCCCCAGCTACCGCACCTCCAGCACTAATACGGGTTGTCGGGTTCGGGTTGGCTTTGAACTCTGCTACTTTTTGCTCTGCAACAGTTGCTGTCAAGCCTGCCGCCGTCATTTTGTGAAAGCACCATTCGTCGCCATACTCAGCCCATGCAGGGGGCGGTTCGCATGGCGGATCCGTTTCTTCGACCTGATAGCATTCTTCGGGGTTACCCCCAGATGATCCGCCGCTTCCGTAATCACCTTCGGCGGGTACGAATGGACTGGTACAGCCATCATCGGATGGAGCGATTTCGCAGTAGCTGACGAACCCATCGCAGTTCGTGTCATTCTCGATCGTACCGCAGACGTAAGTAACGCTGGCCTGCGGCGCCGTCGGGGCGACGGCCGAATCGCAGGCGGCCAGGAACAACAGGACAGCGACTGCCCCTAGCATGGACCTTTGCATTTGCGGAATCCTCCATTGAAAGGAATTGGAGGGGGGTGCAAGGGGAGGGTATCGGGCGCCCCTATGCAGGGGCAAGGGATGCGGGGAAAAGAGCGGGGAAAACCTACCCCGAACGCGCACCGTTCAGGTATTATTATTCTTTCGAAAACAAATCGTTCTCCCGACCTGGACCTAAAAAAATGAACAGGCCGCTGTATGAGATGCGCCGCAATAGTGGCCGGACGGAAGGCGTACCGGAAACCGCTCCACCCAATGGCGGCGGCGGGGGTGGCGAACCTCAGCCCGATGGCAACGATACCATCATCTTCGACACGCGCGCGGGTGGAGCGAACAACATCCAGACCGCAACGAGTTTTGCGCAGGCGATCGCGCAGTTCTCCGAAGAGTTTGGCGGCATTACCTGGTCAACGAATTTCGATGGGCTGGGCACGCGCGCGTTCCGGCACCAGTACACGGCCGCGTCGGGCTGCTCCCAGCAGGAACAAAGTCACTGGATTCGAAAGTTTCTGCCCGGGTCCACAATGACGCAGGGTTTTTTTCAATTCAAAACGTATTTCGGCCGACACGCAAACGACTCGGGTACGTCACACGGGTCAGTTGATGTATTCCATTTCACGAACGATCCATGCAATACGGCGAACGGTACGAATTACGGAATGAAATTGTTCCTCGTATCGAAGCAAAGTTTTCAGGCCCGATGCGACATCATTTTCGGCGGTCCCGCACCGACTGATTTCTCGTTACGGTGCGATCTGTGTGGCCTGGCGAGTCATAGCACCTGGGACCCTGCCGACCACAACGGCGAAAAGCTGGTCATTACGTTGTTTTTCAAGAACGCAACCGGGCCGCCGGGAAGCGCTAGCGATGGGACGTGGCGGGCTTGGGTCAACGACACGATGATAATTCAGGATACATCCGTAAATATCGGCAACACGTTCTGGGGCGCATCGGATGCCGGGCCGGAATACATCAGCGTGTGCAACACGCCGCAGACCGATGGCATCATCTACACGTGGGACCATCTGATCTGGGTTCCCAATCCCCTCTTGTGAACCGCAGTATCTAAATAGATACCCACATTTTGGGCCTGACGTCGGGCGCATGATTGCCAGCATCATGCGCGCAAATGGCACGTGATCTTGATGGTGGCGATCTAATCCGGATCGTCAATCCGACGGGGATCTTGACTGACGCGGCCTGGTCGTGGCTGGCCAAGGTACGGCTGATTTCCGGGGCCATTGACGGGCGCGCATTGATGAAGGTCGGCCCCGACAATGACACATCGAACGCGCGCGGCGTCTATTCGCACTTTCGCGGCACGGGCAGTAGCAATGCCATCAATGTCATTTACGGAGCCATTGCGGCGACCGGTGATACTGCCCTGACAACGGGCACATGGTACAGCATTGGGATTACCTGCAGCGCGTCGGGTGGCGGTAATATTCAGATTTCCATCGATGGCGTTTCGGATATCTCGCAGAATACCGACCCGATCACAGAGATCACGACCGGCGACGCGTACGCTATCGGCTATGGATTCACTACGAACGGTGTGGCCGTTGCGGATCTCGAAATCGCAATGCAGGCATGGGTTCAGGGTGTAACCATCA